TTCCATAAGTCTAAAAACAAGCCGGATTTAAGAGTTTCTGATTGACCATAATCTTTTCCAAATTGTTTACCTAAATTACTAAGAGAATCGCTTGAGATATTAGCAGGGTCAAAATAACCACCTTCTGCAAAAGACTGTAAGCTACCTTTATTTATCTGCTCTAAAAGTTTTCTATGTTTCTTAGTAGAGTTTGCGTTAATAACAAACTCACCGTTAGATAACATTGCTGGTATTTTATCATCAGTAGGGCCACCCTTTCCAGAAACAGAGCCGCCAGTTGCAAAGTTAGTTCCGCGAGCGGCTTGCACCTCATTGCGTGATTCTAAGTCGCCATTGGCAATGATTGGAGTGATAGCAAGCGCGTTAATAGTGTCTTGAAGCTTATCAGTCAAACGCTCAAGCCATGTTCTATTAACGTCTAAAGACGCTGCTAGCTCATTTTCTTTAACAACAGCGCTATCTTGCAATTTTTCTATAAAAGCTAATTTATCAAGGAGCTCATTTATTTCAGTAACTTGCGCTTTTCTTAAATCTCCTTCTGAAGGCACTGGACGCGGTCTTCTATCACCGCCTACTTCGTCTTCATTTCGTCTACGATTATCTTCTATAATATCGGAAACAGTTTCAGGGTCAATCTTTAGCGACTTAATCTTTTCTTTTATTTCAATTATTAACTTCTCAAGCTCTTCAGAGGTGTTGTTTAAAAAGCCGTCAAGAAATAAATCTGGCTTAAAGTTTCTTGCATTTCCAGTTTCGGGCACATCTATCGGGCTAAAAATAGCAGATGTGTTTCTGCCACTTGTTATTTCAGACATTAAACGAGAATTAATTGTGTTTGAAAGAGTACCAGAATTTTTGTTAAGAGCTACTGATACTTGTTGAAGGCCCTCAATAATTTTTGTTTGAGCTGCAATATCAAGATTCAGCATGTTGACTTTAGCAGGACTTGCATCTTCACCGTCTTCTTTTAAACTGTCAATCTTTTCTTGAGCACCTTTTATTTCTTGCAAATTCTTTTGTAACTGAGCACGTTCAGGCGATAGCTTTTGTAACCACACTTCAGGAAGACCTTTAAAAAGCGCATATATCGCAGTGCCTGCTAGAAGAATTGCACCACCTATTAGAAAACCAACAGGGCCTATAAAGCCAGCAATTGCAAAAGCTAGTGATGTTGCAATGGAGCCTAATGCCGCGCCTAGAAATTGACCTGCAAAGGCAGTACCCATCTGTGTACCAATTTTTATCCAAGATGGTGTATCTTCAGCCATTCCTGCAGCAATTTTAGAACCTAATTGAAAACCAGCAACTCCTCCTATAATTCCTGCGCCACCTGCAACAAACTGCCTAGTACCTTCACGGAATCCATTAAAACTTTCTGCTAGCTGTTTGGTTAACACTTCTCGCCTACTCACTAGTTTTTGACGAGCCTCAGTATCTTTTTCTGTGAGTGTAGCAGCAGCACCTGCATTCTTGGCAGCAGCCTTGTTTGCAGAAGCAGCTTTGTTAAGTGTTGCAGCGGCTTCTCTTACAGAAGGGTCTTGCGCAGCAGTCCCTGCTAGGGTACCACCGCTTAAAACGCTTCTAGTGTTTGCTCTAGCGTCTTTTGAACTAATACCACTTGCTCGCTGTACAGACGTAAGCGTTCTGACAGATTCTTTTAAAGAGTCACTCGCTCTGGTTGCTTGCTCAGAAGCTCTAACGGTTCTTTGAGCAATACCTTTATCAAAATTTGTAATAGCTCTGTTGTTTAGAGCAGCTTCGCCTCTTACAGCTAAATTACCAACAAACGTGCTAGGTGCTGCTATAAATGCTTTTGCTGCATTGAGTAGCATTGATCGGCCTGCTGAAAACAATATAGCAGTCTTAGCAACAATACCAAGAAATGGAAGTCCAAAATTATCCATCAAGACGTTTCCACTAAAGATAAAATCTATTCCTCTTGCTAGTACACTGAGTGCGCTTTTTGCAAAGTCAAAACCAAGTTTTGTAAAGTTGTCAGTACTTGTAAGCTGATTTACAGCAAGAACCCAAGCAGTTGAAACAAGATTTACAATAGCTGCAAGAGCAAGCGGCCCTCTAAACATAAGAGCGCCAATACCGCCAGCAACTAAAGCCAGTGAGGTTATTATCCCTTGACTTGTTTCTTGTGAAAACTCAGTAAAAAAGCGCTGCATAACATTCTGATTAGGGCCGTTGTTGTCTTGAATCTTTCCGCTTTCTCTATCAGCTTTGAGGGACTTGTAAGCAGTTCTGCCTGCTTCATACAAATCAGGGTCTGACTCTGCCATCGCTTTAAGATCTTTATGTGAATATCTTATTCTTAATAGACTTTTACCAACAGCGCTTGAATTAAAGCCGTCGGTAACACGCTTGCGACTATCACCAGCCCAATTTTTAAAATCACCATAGTAATCTTTTGCTTTACTCCAAGAATTACTAAGAACATTTAAAATTCTATCCCAGAGGCTTAAACTTTTATCTTCATAAGAACCGTTTACTACAGGTTGAGTAGAAGCTGAACCTTTGTTTTGAAAAGCGTTCACACCGCTTGCGACACCTAAAACACCTCCAGCTATTGCAGCGACTTTTGCTACTTTAGACAGGCTAAACAAAAGAGAGCCTGAATATAGCAAGCCTATTCCAATAGCTAACATTTTGAAGTTATCATAAACTGCAGAAGTAAAGCTGGTAACGCTGTTTAGCGGGTCGTCTAAAAGCTTGCCAAACCAGTTGGAGAGGCCATTAACAATGTCAGGAACAGGCGAATTTAAGAACAAATCTTCATAAAGTTCTTTAAAGTAGTTATAGACTTTAGTGGTAAAAGTTTTAATACTTTCCAAAGCCTTATTCATACCGCTAAATGCTTTTAGCATTGCGCGATTAATTCCCTCACCTAACAAGTTCCAGTTAGCTGCGCTTAAGTTGAAAGCAACACCGATAAGAGCTGCGGAGAGCAAGCTGATTAAAGGAAAAACTCTAGTAAAAGCAACAAATAACCCCAAAACAAGAGCTGTAGAAGCAGCAGTTGTAGCACTTAGTTTAGAAAAACTTTCAGAAAGGCCATACGTTGAGTTTTTCATTTCTACTAAATTCTTTGAAAATTTGCTAAACCAGCTGTTGCTTTCTTCTACTAGGTCAGGTACATAAGAATTGCCTACTACATCCATATACAGTTCTTTAAAATAACCACTAATTTTGGAGGTTGCTGACTTAACAATATTTGCGCCTTTTGAAAGATCAGGCATAAAACTTTTTATGTCAATTTCTCCAAAAAGCTTTATAGGTTTAAAAATATTAACCTTGCCAGCAAGCGATCTAAACAAAATATCAACAGAAAGTAAAGTTCTGGCAATTTGACTTCTTATGTCTAAAAACCAAAATTGAAAAGTTTTAGAAAAGTTATAAAGAGACACGCCCATGTCGTTTATTTTTTCAGCAAGACTACCGAGGCCACCTCTATCTCCAGCCTTACGAACCTCTTTAAACAATGCTAAAAAGCCTGTTTTTAAGTTAGTAAAAGCTTGACCATAGGTTACGTCTGTTTTTGCAAAACTTTCATCAATTGCACCGCCCATTTTAATAATAGCTTTAGTAATTCTATCAAAAGTTAAAAAGCCTTGAGCGCCTAGTCCTCGTAGTTCTCCGACTGATTTGCCTAAGCCTTTTGCTAAAGCATCAGCAAACGCAACGTTACTTTCTAAAACAGTTCTTAATTCATCACCATGTAATTTACCTGAAGCAAGACCTTGTCCTAGCTGCAGAGAAAATGAGAAAACTTCTGACTGGACTGCACCAGCAATAGCAAGAGTCTTAACAGAGGCTTCTGTAAATTTTGCAATTGTTTCTTGTGAGGCAGCAAATCGTCTACCCGATATTGCAACTTTTTGATAAAGTGTTGCTGTTGCTTCAAGATTTGCTCGAGACCTTACAGAAATATCAAAAGCATCTCTTTGCGCTTTGTTAAAAGCTCTTTGACTCTCTGTGGCTACTTTCAGTTTATTGTCGATACTAGTAAGTGTATCGCTATATTTTGTAAATTGAGAAAAACCTGCCCCTGCTGCGACAGCGCTTAAGAGTCCTGTTGCAAATCGAGAAAGTGATCTAGTGCTGGAATCCAATGAAGTTTTGATACCGTCTACACTACCTCTCAATCTTTTGAGGTCATTCTGAGCATTCTTCGAATTGGAAACCGTGTCAATTACTAGTGCCATTGTCAAGGTTCCTTTGTATTTTTAAGCCCCAGAGTTTTAAGGCTCTGAGGCTAGGGTTCATTGATTCTTACGATTAGACCAACGGGCTTTCCAAACCGTATCGCTACTCTTTCAATGAAATTGGATGGGGCTTGTTTAGAATACCCCTCGTTCAACCTAGGCATATGTTCTGCGTCACTGACAACAGTTGCCTTTCCTTTATTAAAAAACACTTGCCAGGAATCTCTGGCCTCACCTGTATCTACAGGCGTAGCAAAGCGTAATTCACTTTTAAACTTACGAACTTCTTTTTCAAAACCTTTTTGAGTTTCTTTTTCAAGACTCTTTTTTAAGGAATTAAATGTATTAGATATACCTGTGATTTTAATTTTCATTTATAAATCACCTAAAAAAGCAGGAGTGTCACCGCCAACTGCACCAAGCATCTTACTAAAAATAGTAGAACCTTTGAGCGTGTCTGTGGCTTTACTTTCAACTTTACCTAATTCAGCTTTTATAATTGCAAGCGATGGAAATGCATTTTCTTGAGAAACCTTAGCGCCAGAAGATATCATGATTTTATAAGCTCTCATGTCATCTTTCCAGCCTTCAGGTCTTTGTGAATAATATTTCAGCCAACCTTGATACTCTTCGAAATTCATGTCTTCTCTCATATCTGAAACATAGACACCTAACAATCGAGCAATTTCAAATTCAGCTAATTCACCATCGCTTAGTCGTTTCCCTCAGCATTCTTTGCAGGGGCCATTCCTGAAAATATCATAACTTCTTCAACTATCTTTTGCAAGATGTCCATAGGAGTGTCTTGATATTCGCTATCAGTCATATCACTACCGCCTTCAATACCTTCAGAAATTACAGCTTTGATTATATCCATGCTACGGTCTTCACGCTCAGCGTCACTCATGTCGTCTGACATGTTAGAAACTTTTTGAACTCGCTTTGCTGCTGCAATGGAGAGTTTATATAGAATGATTGTTTCTCCTTCTATTTTAATCTCCTTGGATATTTTCCTCTGTGAAAAACTCCGTAGTCCCGTCTTTGGGGCTTCTTCGTTTTCTACGTTTGCGGAAGGACTCGGCGTTAATTTTGTGGAACTCATCTAGCAATCTCCTTAAATCGTGTAATAGGGCTAGAGTATTAAAAATCTCTCGTGACTTATCGAAATCAGAATCAAACTCGTTAATTCTTTCACTAGTAATCCTTATACTTGTATCCACAGCTCTTTGTGCTTTTTTCAGAGTTATGGCAAGTACGTGGGACATCGTGAAAGGCTTTACAAGAGTACTTTTTGTTTCTGACTCTTGCATTGCTTCTTTTAACTCAGCATCTATGCCGGTTAAATCTCCTTTATCAGACATCATATTTCCTGCTGATTTTAAAAGGGAGCCCGAAGGCCCCCTTGTTTCAAAACACTAAACTAACAATTAAACTGTAAAAGCACCATAAAAAGCACTTTGCAAGGTCAAAGTAAGTGTAGCAGTTGTCGCATCTGTCAACTGTGGATTAACCTGCAAAGCTTCAACTTTACCTTTCCAGTAATATGAAGTGTTAGCTACAGAGCCAAGGCCGGCAGTCGTGCTTGCGTACTTTTCTGAAGCAGTGGCACTAGTAGGCTCTGCGTTAAGCAAAGTAAACCTGAAGACAGTTTGTTGACCTGTCGCTAAAAGAACAGCTTGAACGTTTGTGGCTGTCAAAGCCCATTCAGAGGGTACATAATTAAGCGTAAGTTCCATTGTAGGAGCGTCTGCTTGACCTTGAATTTGCTGAGAAGTCTTTGAACCAAAACCAGGTATATTAACGATATTTGGAGGAGTTCCCATTGAAGGAAATTCTCGAACGTTTACAATCCTGACAAAGTCACCTGCAACAGGCGTAGCAGAAGCGGCTTGCTCGGTAGCAAAAAGCGCCTCAAACTCACTTTGAGTGTCGTAACTAACCATTAATGTTGGCGTTAAGTTAGTAAGATAAGAAGCCAATGACAGGTCTGAAAAGAATCCTGCGCCAATAGAAGAAATATGAGCCATACTAAACTCCGTAGTATTTAAAAGTTATTGAGTAGAGTGACTTAAACAAAGTAGGGTCTTCTTCTTGTATACTAGAATCTAAATGAACTAAGGCAGGGTCTGAAAATTGTATAGAACCTATTGTCTTATTCTCTAGCATTTGATTTAAAAGATCACTTATTACAACAGCACGATCAATTGATTGACCAGCTGGCGTATATATTTCTACTTTTATTAAACCGATTGATGAGGAAGGTGTTACAATTCCTGCATCTGTTATAACAGAGACCCTCACAAATTCATCAAGTTTGTCGTCATTAACAAAATTTTGAGGATACGTGGGGACTGCTAGTGTTGTCCATAATGATGAACCAAAAATTCCAAAAATAGTCTCAGTTATGTAGTTGAATTTAGCCATTGCCAACCCCTTTATATACTTCAACAACTGACACATGGCCAGTTTCTGAAATCGGGGCTTTACCGATTATCCATACTTCTGAATCAATTTTCACAGTTTCAAAAAGAGCCAAGTCTCCTACAGCTTTTGTTGGATACAAAAGTGTTCGCTTTTTGCGGCTAACTTTTTGATCGTTAACATTAGTTTCTTCAATGACAACTGCTGTAGTAGCAATGTCAGTAATTACTCCTGTGCTTACAGACCTTGTTGTGAAATTATAAGTACTTCCTTGACTTTTCTTTTGAAAAATAACTTCTTTCTTAAGATCATCAAGTAATCGAAAAGCAGTAGCTACGCCATTATTTACAATTGTGCTCATTCCCATTAGCCAGTTCTCCACCATCTATTTGTGGAACTAATAGCGTCAGGGTCTAAAAGAGGTTTAATAAGAGCTGATGCAATACTAGATATACTGCTTGCAGATCTAATACCTTTAAGCTCTATTGGGCCTATTTTAAGACTCTCTACTTCAGAGACATCATCAAGCACACCGTCATTGTTTAATAAATGATAGGCTATTTCAAAACACGCTTCAGTAATTCTAGAAGGTACGACTGTTGAAGAAAGTGCAACAATAATACCTAGTTTAGGTTCATAATAACTAAGGGTGCGTGGAAAAGCTAAACTTTGTGCAGCCGATGGTGCAAAACCACCCCAAGACTTAGCGTCAAGAATTTGGGTGGCTGTTACCAATGCAGATGCCTTTGTTAAATCGTTAGCTAGAGTCCAAGCGGCAACATCTAGGCGCGTATTAAAATATTCATCTGCTTCTGTAACAGTTGCATACGAATTAACACCTTTTGAAAGTGCCATACGCCCTCCTTAGTTTAGCCGTGAAATACGGGAAGAATACCCAGGCTAAGAGCTGAAGAACACTTACGCACCCAACTACCAGTTGTAGCTACAAGTCCGTTAGTTACATCAGTTGTTGCTTTAGCAACTGTACTCTCAACAGCATAAGCATATTCTGCATCGCTTACAAACTTATCTTTAGAGCCCATCCATGTATAGTGAGCAGGGTGCAATACGTAGCCCCAACGATACCAGATTTGAGTTGTACCACCACCTTGATAAGACGCTGCTGAACGCTCAATTTCAACATCATTCTCAATAGAAAGATGCTCCATTGCTACAGCACCTGGCAATACAATAAATGAAGTTTTAGTACCAACAATATCAACACCACTACCAGAATTTACTTTAGTCAATTGGGCAGTAGAGAGTCCTTGGTTTGCACGAGTTTGCAGCAAACGGAACTTTCCTTGAAAAATTGTATTAAACTCAATATTGCCATCTTGAACACGGTCTTGATCAACAAGATTAGCTGAACGCAAAGACGCATATACTTCAGGTGAAGTAACAAGATAAGCCCAGTCAGGCTCAAAATCTTTATAGGCCATTCCAAAAGCTTGTAAGAAACTTTCTGCTCGGGCTGCACCCATGTTTGCGGCTGTAGATGCTGAGACTAGCGGGTTGTTTCCAAGATCGACATAAAAGCCGTATTTAGAATCAGTAGGGTCGTTAGTAAAAGTTTGACCACCAAGACCTGTTCCGCCAGCAGCTTGACCTGCGCCATTCAACACTTCAGAGATAGCTACACCCTTGAGTACTGAAAGAATGCCATTGTGCTCGTCTTGCGCTTGAGTTTCAGCAAGATCTCTTGAAAACTTTTGAAGCTCGTCATCTTGAGTTACAAGGGTTTTCAGATTTACTTTCTCAGCACCATGAGTACGGGCTGTCTTGATATACTCAAGATAACCTGTAGCAAAGCTAGACAGACTGCCGTTAGTTGCATCGGTTAGACTCGCTGTGTTAACAACTTGAGTAATCGGCTTTCTCCAACGAAGCTGTCCAGAATATGTTTCACCAACAACATCAATATCAGGATTTGCAGCAACGATATCTGTTCCTGAGAGTTTCTGAGCACTAGTATATGCTTCATCGGAATATACGCCAATTGCTTCTTGCAGTGCATAGTTTGTTGCACCACCAACGTTATTTCTTAACATTATTACTTCCTTTAGTTTCTATGAAGGGATTTTCCCTTTCGTTGAATTTTGCCAGTATCAATATCGTTAAGAACTTTAGAAAGAGGTTGTTGAAGTGCGTTTAGTGTATTGCTAACACTACTACCAGGGGCAGGATTGCCGCCTCCAGAAGATTTCTTAGCTTTCAACAAAAAGTCGTTTTCAGGGTCTATAATAAAAGCCTGAACCGCTTCTTCAATACTCTTGCCTGTTCTTTTATCTACCCAATCCCCTGTTTCGTTACGTATAAGTGTATCTGAAATTATACGTTCTGCGTTATTTGCTGCCCTTGCGTTAGCAAACTCAACTTCACTAAAAGCATGTCCAATATCCTTGTCACGCGTCAACTCAATGTTTCGCTTTTCAAGAATTTCTGATCTAGCTCTAGATTGTGCGAGTTCTTGCTCGGTAGCTTCTTGCAGTTTACCTGAATCCTTTAGTTGCTGTATCTCAGCGTCTTTAAGCTTTTGCTCAGTTTCTTGTACTTTGGCAAGAGCTTCGTCACGCTGTTTAGCCATTCTGTCCATGTTGTCTTTCATAGGCAAAAGAGCTTCTTGTACCGCTTCATCTAAATCAGCCTTAAGAATAGATGGTTGTTCAGAGTCACCGGTTAGATCAGCAGGGGGATTTATATCACTTGGCTTAAGTTCGCCAGCAGGTGTATCATCAAGGTTTGGGTTTATATCTTCGTCTGACATTTTGATTTTCCTTTGAGTACAACTCAATTAATTAAAGACACAGCCTTTTTGTATGTTTCACATGCGTCACTCTCTAATTTCGCGCGTGGGTTAAGAAAACGGGGAGGTTCTAACCAACCCCATACCAAGCTTTATCTGACTTAAAATCGTCAAATACTTCTTCTAATACAGCTTCTTTATCTAGTATATCTTCTTGTTTTAAAAGCTTACCCCCAACTCTGGATTTGCCAGCTACAGGGATAAGACCTATTTCTATTGCTTCTTCAAGGTATTGATCATACAGTCTTTTAGGTAAACCTCGAGAACGCATTTCATTTAAAACAGCTTTTATTACATTTGTATTAAGACTCTTTGCAAAAATTTTACGTAAGGCGTTTCTGCCTATTTGCATATCTGCAATATTAGTGAAAAAAGCGTCATGAATAGTTGAGGTTGGAACTTTGTTTTCTTTACCCCATAAATGAAATTGTTTAACAAAAGTAGCATCATTCGAGTGGTTGCCGTTTACCGCAAAAGCTGTTCTAGCTTTAGTTGCGTCAGCAATATCGTTAATATTACCTGAGTCATTCCATAAAATTTCCCACCACGCTGCTTCGCTTTTTTGAGGGACTTGTAAAACATTGTTTACCCATTCACCATCTTTTGTTTTATAAATAAGCCTTTCTTCAAATCTTTGTGTAAAATTTTGTTCTATAATTTTTCCATCAAAATTCACCCAAGGCACATTAGTCCAGTCTTTTGGCAACGTATTTGCTGTAGACTCTAGTACTCTTATCTCTGTGCCTAATTTTGCTTGTTTAATAAAATCTATTTTGAAAATTCTACCACCAGTTCTTCTAGATAATGAATCTTCAACACCATAAATAATATCAGCAATACTGCTATCAGGGTTATAAAAATTAAACTTTTTTAAAATCTCTTCAGTAATATCTGAGCCATCTTTAATGCCTAGCGCTCTTGAAATAATTTTAGGCAAAATAATCTTTTTCTGTCGCTTGCCTAACACAATTGTTTTACCAACTTGTTTCCAGTCCCAAGAAGAGCTAGAAGGCTTTGAATTTATTAAAAAATCTTCGGCCAGTCTACCAAAAAACTTAGTAAAATCTTTAAGAATAGGAGTTCTACTAGCTAAATTTTCGCTCATAATTTGAGCAATCAACCGAAAGTCTTGCGGTGTAACAACTCTATCATAAGCTTTTGAAAGATTTTCTACAAGTTCTTTAGTAGCGTTATCTAAGAAAAATAATTGTTCTAAAATATCATCACCAGGGTCTATCCCTTTATTAAAAACATCTTTAACATTTTTACGCAAAGCTC